ATGCTATCGCTGCTGGTGATGCACTAGAAACTGAAAATGCATTTAATGCTGCAATGGCAGAAAAAATTTCTACTAAGTTAGAAGACATGCGTGCTCAAGTTGCACAAAATATGTTTGCTACTCAAGAAACAGTTGTCGAAGAAGAAAAATCCTCAGAAGAAGAGGATAAAGAAGACAAAGAAGAAAACGAAGACAAAAAATAATGCGTTACTGTGATCTAACAAAATCTCTTAAAAGACCTAATGTTATTGAAAGCGTTAGGTCTCACATGCGTCTGATTGAAAAAACATCAGAGAATAAGATTTTGGTTGATGGTCAAGAAACAGAATTTACAAGTCTTGAAGAAGCAAGACAAAACATTAAGAGCGAATACACTTCACATAAACTAGAAGAACAAGTATCAAAAGAATTATACGAAGACCTATCTGATATTACTATTGCAAATATTATTAAAGAATATCACGATGTTAAAATTACAGATACATTAATCGAAAATTATATTAGTCTTGCTTCTTCTCATATGTTTAGTGTAGATCCTGTTGTTCAAAAAATTCGTTCTCTTAATAAACTGGACAGATTAGTTGAGGGTAAATTACACTATGTTCTTTCAGACGATTCAATCGTTATGATTGATGAAAGAACACAAGAGTGCCTAAATAATTTATTACAAAACCAAACAGAGATTATCGAGTATATGAGAGAATCAAAAGAAAACTTCTTTTATGTGCTTGAAAGAATAGAGGAATAAGATGGCTGTCACTAAGACAATTTTAAAAAATACTAATCAAGAATCAGTAGTTAAGATTGCTGGAACTGCTGCTGCAACAACTATTGATTTATCAGTTGATCTACTAGCTGCAACACAATCACTAGATGGTGCGTCTCAAAGAGTTAATATTGCTGGTATTCAGTGGGTAGGTCTTGCTAATGCAACAATCACTATTACTAGAAATTCTGTTAATATTTTAACCCTTCCAGGCGGTGGTGCAGACTATATTGAATTTGCTGCAGGTTCTGGGTTTGTTGATACCATTGAAAATGACAGCGATATTGTTGTAACAATAGCTGGTGCTGAGGCACAATGTTATTTAATTTTACGTAAAGTTAGTGGATACGCATCTAAAGTAGAGACTGCTGTCTATGGTGCATATGATAACGAATCAGCAGTAGGGAGTTAATTAAATGAAACTCATAAGAGAAGTTACAGAGTCAGTTAATTTACTAACTGAAGCAAAGAATGGTAAAAAAGAATACTTCATTGAAGGTATCTTTCTTCAGTCACAAATTAAAAATCGTAACGGACGTATGTATCCAGAATCAGTTATGGATAAAGAAGTTACTCGTTACATGAAAGAACAAGTTGAACAGAATCGTGCATACGGTGAATTAGGTCATCCAGATACTCCTTCTATTAATCTAGATCGTGTATCTCATTTAATTGTTTCTCTTAAAAAAGAAGGAACAAATTATGTAGGTAAGGCTAAAATTCTTGAAACACCTATGGGTAACATTGCTCGCGGTCTTTTAGATGGCGGTGCAAATCTTGGTGTTTCTAGTCGTGCGCTTGGTTCTCTCAAATCAAACAATGAGGGTGTCCAAATTGTACAAGACGATTTTATGCTGTCAACAGCAGCAGACATCGTTGCAGACCCATCTGCTCCAGACGCATTTGTTCGTGGTATTATGGAGAGCAAAGAATGGGTATTTGTTGATGGAAAGTTTGTGGAAAAACATATCGAGGAAGTTAAGAATACAATTCGTAAGACTTCTTCTCGACAGTTAGAGGAAGCAAAGATTCGTGCTTTCCAAGATTTCTTGATGAAAATCAAATAATTATAAATAATTTAATAGAACTATCCAGTTACAGGAGAAAACGATGTCAATCGAACAAAAAATCGCTGAACTTCTAGCTGAGTCTAAAAAGGCTAAGTTAGAAGAGCAAATTGATGAAGCAAAAACTGCAGGCGCAGAAGGCGGTAGCAATTCTACAAAAGAAGGTGCTGCAGCTGCTGAAGCGTCAAACATTGCAGGTGCTTCTGATGGGGTTACTAAAGTCGAGGGTGATAACCCAGACAATGCTCGTAACAATGTTGATGATGAAAAAGAAGCTGAAAAAGCACCAGAAGGATCTCAAAATCCAAAGAATGGTGATCAGTCTCCAATCAAACAAGGCAACACTGTTAAAGAAGATATGGACGCACTATTTAATGGTGAAGAATTATCTGAAGAGTTTAAAACTAAAGCAGAAACAATTTACGAAGCAGCTGTTATGACTCGTGTCAAAGCAGAAGTTGCTCGTTTAGAAGAAGAATTCGAAGCAAAACTTGCAGAGCAAGTTGCACAGAATGTTGAGGGACTTGTTGAACAGGTTGATGGATATCTCGGTTATATTGCCGAGCAGTGGATTGCACAGAATGAATTAGCCCTTGAGCGTGGTATGAAGTCTGAAATTCTTGAAGGATTCGTATCTGGTCTGAAAGATCTATTTGAAGAGCATTACATCGAAATTCCAGAAGAGCGTTACGATGTGCTTGGTGAAATGGAATCTAAGATTTCTGAACTAGAAGAAAAACTTAATGAACAAGTTGCAGCTAATGTTGAGATGAGTAAACTTATCTCTGAGCAAAAGCGTCAAAGCATTGTTGATTCATTAAGCGAAGGTCTTACTGACACTGAAACTGAGAAGTTTCTTGGTCTAGTTGAAGAACTATCTTATGAAGATGCAGAATCATTCGAAACTAAAGTAAAGACTATCCGTGAAAATTATTTCACAACCAAAGCAGCAGCAGAAGTTAGTTCTGTTGTTACTGATGCTCCAGTAGAAACATTAGTTGAGGAAACTTCTAAGAAAGTTGATCCAACTATGGCTGCTTATCTATCAATCCTATCTAAAAAATAAATTTTAAAAAGGAAAACTAAAATGACTACTCGTCAACAATTAATCGAAAAATGGGCACCAGTCCTTGATCACGAAGGCGCGCCTGCAATTAAAGATCAATATCGTAAAGAAGTTACTGCTGTTCTTCTTGAGAACCAAGAACGTGAAATGGCAAAACAGCGCGAAGCACTTTTCGAAGCTGCTCCAGCAAACGCAGTTGGCTCTTATGGTGACACTGGTGGTTTCGCTAAATTCGATCCAGTTCTTATCTCTTTAGTCCGTCGTGCAATGCCACAAATGATCGCTTATGATGTTTGCGGTGTTCAGCCAATGACTCAACCAACTGGTCTAATTTTCGCAATGAAGTCTCGTTACAGCACACAAGGTGGTACTGAGGCTCTATTCAACGAAGCTGATACAGATTTCTCTGGTACTGGCACTCACTCTGGCGTTTATGATTTTGGTGGTTCTGAAACTACTGGTTCTGGTATCGCTACTTCTGCTGCTGAGCGTCTAGGTCAAGGTGGTACTGGTGATGGTTCTTTTGGTCAAATGGCTTTCTCAATTGAGAAAACTAGCGTTACTGCTAAGACACGTGCTCTAAAAGCTGAGTATTCAGTTGAACTAGCACAAGACATGAAGTCTGTTCATGGTCTTGACGCTGAAGGTGAACTAAGCAACATTCTTTCAACAGAAATTCTTGCTGAAATCAACCGCGAAGTTATCCGCACAATCTACAAGACTGCTAAAGCAGGTGCTGCTGTTGGTACTGCTACTGCTGGTACTTTCGACCTTGACGTTGACTCAAATGGTCGTTGGTCAGTTGAGAAGTTCAAGGGTCTAATGTTCCAAATCGAGCGCGAAGCAAACGCTATTGGTCAACAGACTCGTCGTGGTCGTGGTAACGTGATCATCACTTCAGCAGACGTTGCTTCTGCTTTAGCGATGGCTGGCGTTCTTGACTACACTCCAGCTCTTCAGGGCAATGCTTCTCTAAACATTGATGACACTTCTACTACTTTTGCTGGTGTTCTAAACGGCAAGTACAAAGTATATGTTGATCCATATACTGCAAACGTGTCAGCAACTCAGTTCTTTGTTGTTGGTTACAAAGGTTCTTCAGCATTCGACGCTGGTCTATTCTACTGCCCATACGTTCCTCTACAAATGGTTCGTGCAGTTGATCCAAACAGCTTCCAGCCAAAGATTGGCTTCAAGACTCGTTACGGTCTAGTTGCTAACCCATTCGTTAACCTTGACGATGGTACTTCTGGCGAAGATAACCTAACTGCTAACGCAAACTACTACTACCGTCGCGTTAAAGTTACTAACCTAATGTAATTTGGGTTTTAACGAAACCGACATAGAAGCGGTGTTTAGGGGAATCTCGAAAGGGATTCCCCTTTTTCTTTCCTAAATAATAATATGACAACTATCTCTTGCCCAGTCCCAGATAACATCACTCCATTATCACCTAATGGGTTCTTGTTCAGCATCCAAAAACTTCCTGATTTAAATTTCTTTTGTCAGCAAGTTAATCTTCCAGGCATCATGTTAGGTGCACCAGAGTTTGGTAATCCATTTCATACACAGCCAATTCCAGGCGAAACATTAACATATGATCAACTAACTGTTCAGTTTCTAGTTGATGTTGAAATGAAAAATTACACTGCTCTTTACAATTGGATTGTTGCTCTTGGGTTTCCAAATGATTATGACCAGTATGTTAGTTTTATTAATTCTGACGACAGATTGGGTTTAGCAGAATTAGCAAAGAACTATTCTGACGCTACATTACAAATTTTAAATGGTAGTAATCAAGTTGTAAAAACAGTACAATTTGTTGATCTGTTTCCAATGTCAATAGACTCTTTAGTCTTTCAAGCAACAAATCAAGATGTGCAATACCTTGTAGGAAATGCTACATTTAGATACGGTTATTACAAATTTTTATAAGTCAAACTTGATTTTTTTGTAAGATTGTTGTATAATCATAACAATCTATAACTTGAGGTATATTATGAATATTGATCAATTGCAAGAAGAGTGGGACAAAGACTGCGAGATTGACGACACGCATCTCGGAGAATGTTCTACTGCAACTCCAAAGTTACATGCCAAATATGTTAAGTTGCTTATCAACATAAAGTTAAAGCACACTAAACTCTCATCTGATTACAATATCTTACGCAAAAATAAGTTTCGTTATTATCGTGGTGAGTTATCGCGCGATGAATTATCTGAACTTGGTTGGTCACAATGGCAAGGTGTTAAACCTTTGAAGAATGAGATGGATGAATTTCTTCAGGGAGATTCTGATCTAAATACTTTAGAGGTTAAGATTAAGTATCTTGAAACTATGATTTATTTTCTTGAGTCTGTTCTTGCACAGATTAAAGCCAGAGACTGGCAGATTAAAACTGCTGTAGAATGGAAACGATTTTTAGCAGGAATGTAATTGTTAATAACTATTGAAAAACTTGATGAAGTATACATGCGTGTTTTTGCTGATCCAAGCATTGAGCAAGAACTAGCAGACTTTTTCACATACGAATATCCAGGTGCTCGATTTACTCCACAATACAAAGCAAGATTGTGGGATGGAAAAGTTCGTTTGTATGATCAAATTAGAAAAACACTATACATTGGTTTACTCAGTTACGTAGAACAATTTTGTGAGCGTAATAGTTACGAACTAACATTTAAATCACAACCAGACACAACAATAGATATAAGCGAAGAACAAACAGAAGAATATGTTCGTTCTTTAAACTTACCATCTAAGATAGAAATTCGTAACTATCAAATTGGTGCAATTCAAACTGCACTTCATAAACAGAGAACACTGCTATTATCTCCCACTGGTTCTGGAAAGTCATTTATAATTTACAGCGTCATGCGTTGGCACGTAGATAATGGGCACAAATGTATTCTTATAGTACCAACAACATCTCTTGTTGAGCAGATGTATGCTGACTTTTCTGATTATTCATCAGAAAATAACTGGAGTGTTTCATCTCACTGCCAGAAACTCTATGCTGGATTTAGTAAAGAATTTACCAAAGATGTTCTTATTACTACTTGGCAATCAATCTATCTACAACCAAAATCTTGGTTCAAACAATTTGATGTTATTTTCGGAGATGAGGCACATCAATTTAAAGCAAAGTCTCTTATTGGTGTAATGGAAAAGATGGACAGCATTCCTCATCGCATAGGAACTACAGGAACTCTTGATAATAAAAAGATTCATCGTTTAGTTCTTGAGGGTGTATTTGGACCAGTGCATAGAGTGACTACTACCAATAAACTCCAAGCGGATGGTAAACTAGCTAAACTAAATATAATGTGTGTGCTTCTGAAATATAACGAAGAAATTCGTAAAGCACGTAAGAACAATACCTACCAAGAAGAAATGGATTGGTTGGTCACCAACGAAAAGCGCAACAAGTTTATCCGTAACCTTGCAATTAAATCTACTGGCAACACTCTTGTATTATTTCAGTATGTTGAAAAACACGGTAAAGTTTTATACGAAATGATAAAAGAGAAAGCACATGATGCCAGGAAAATTTTCTTTGTGTACGGAGGAACAGAAACTTCTGATCGTGAGTCAATTAGACATATCACGGAGGGAGAAGAAGATGCTATCATCATTGCTTCGTTCGGGACATTCTCGACAGGTATCAACATACCTTCGATTGAGAATGTTATTTTCGCAAGCCCTTCAAAAAGTAAAATCCGTAATTTGCAAAGCATTGGGCGTGGATTGCGATTAAAGAATGGTAAGACGCACTGCAACTTATATGACCTTGCAGACGATTTGCATTGGAAGTCTTGGAAAAATCATACGTTGAATCATGCAGCTGAACGATACAAGACGTATGCAGAAGAAGAATTTAAATTAAAACTAGTAGAGGTGGATCTATGTTAGATGGTACAGAACTATATGTTGTGTTAAAACTATCTTCAGGAGAGCAAGTGATGGCTATCCTTCGTCAAGAAGATGACGAAAGAATATTATTAGAATCACCTATGATTATGAGAACTATTCCAGTGTTTGAGACAGGTAGAGAACACATAACTGCATCTCCTTTGTGCCAATTTTCTGATGATAGAACATTTGTGATCCATAAGAAAGACGTGATGTTTTGTAAAAAACTACATCACGTTTTTGTCCCACATTATAAGAAAATTGTAGAAGAGAATGAACAGCAATCTTTTATTTCGAAGGACAATAAAAGAAGTCCTTTAGATTTTTCAGAAGAGATGACACCAGAGATTGCAGAGAAATGTGTCGAAATGTTAGAAGATATTCTAGAAAAAGATAATGGCTTTTTTGTAGATGGAAACGATACAGTACATTAATCTATCGTCATCAACCCCTAACACCCTGAATTCTGCCTCAAGACAAATAAAAAAGCAAATATATTTTACTATTGCATAACGCTTGTCTTGCAAACAATCTTGATGTATACTTATGAATAACTTGAACTAAACGAAGGAACATCCATGTATGGCACACTATGTAAACAATGCTGACTTTCTGCAGGCTCTTATAGAGTATAGAAAACTCGTTGAGCAAGCAAAGGAACTAGGTAAAGAAAAACCAATTGTCAGCAACTACATTGGTGAATGCATTCTTAAGATCGCAACCCACCTTTCCTACAAACCAAATTTTATAAACTATTCTTATCGAGATGATATGATTCTTGATGGGGTGGAAAATTGTATTCAGTATATTGATAACTTTGACCCTTCCAAGTCCAACAATCCATTTGCATATTTTACACAAATTATTTACTATGCGTTTCTGCGAAGGATTGCAAAAGAAAAGAAACAATCTTACATTAAAGGAAAGATGATTCAAGATATGCCATTCGAGGCATTTGAATTACAAGATCAAGATGATGGTGGTGAATTCCATAATGCATACATGGAGTTTATGCAAAACAATCATACATTTGATGACACCTTCATGGATCGAAAAAGAGAAAAACGCAAAAAGAAACAAGTTAGTCTTGATGATTTTATAGGTGATGATAATGGCGAAATCGATACAAGAACTGATTAGCTCTCTTGGTAGTTATGCTCCAGCGCTAGCAAGAACAAGAGCACGTGGAAGAGTAAGAGCCAAAAAACTTGGTAAAAAGTTTCTCAAAAGATATACTTGGGATGCAGCGGATAACGTATTTAACTTGAATAATATTATGGACAAACAAAGCGATAAAATTTTTCTAGGTGTTTCTGATTTTGAAGATCTAATTACATCTGAGATTATGCGTCGTCGTGTTGATGCAAATCTAACTACCGTACAACGTGAGACTACTGTTCTTGCCAATCGTGACACTTGGAAGACGTGGGCAGAGGCGCAGTTCAAAGATTCTCTGTTCGTGCAAACTAATTCTTCTTCTGGTTTTATAATTGAAGAATCTACCAATAACTTCATTAAGTTTGATGTAAACTCCAACTCAACTACTGTTCGTGCATTCGGTGACGATGTATTCGGTGATGGTGTGATTCTCATTGTTGAGAGCAACTTTGATGTTGTTACATCTTACATTGAATGGATTTATGGTAATGATGGTAACTCTGTTAACGTGCCACTAAACCGTGATCGTTTACCTATTGAAGAAATGTATCCTTTCCTCAATGGTGAATCTCTCGAATCTTACTACGATCGTTACATGGCATCTTCTGCCAACATTCTTCTTCTCATTGGTCCACCTGGAACTGGCAAGACTACATTCATTCGTGGTCTGCTTGCATATCGTAACTGCTCTGCAATCGTAACATATGATGCACAGATCCTAGAAAAAGATGGTTTCTTTGCACGCTTCATTGAAGATGACGCGGAAGTTATGGTGCTTGAAGATTCTGACGCATTTTTGAAATCTCGTAGCGATGGCAACACAATGATGCATCGTTTCTTGAATGTTGGTGATGGTCTTGTGACTACAAAAGGTAAGAAGATGATTTTCTCTACTAACCTCCCAAGTATTCGCGACATTGACTCTGCGCTAATTCGTCCAGGTCGTTGTTTTGACATCCTTGAATTCAAACCACTATCTGTGTTTGATGCTAAGAAACTCGCAGAAAAACTTGATGCTAAACTACCAGAACGTAAGAGTGGTGAAGTTATTGAGTATTCTATTGCTGAAGTTTTTAATGAGCAATCTGAACACGCGAAAAATGCTAAATCAAATAGAAAGGTAGGTTTTATTTGAAAGTAGCAATTATTACAGACCAACATTTTGGCGCAAGAAATGACAGCGTTGCATTTTTAGATTTTTTCGAGAAGTTTTATGAGAATATATTTTTTCCTAAGATTGCTGAAGCTGGTATTGATACTGTGCTTGTTCTTGGAGATACTTTTGATCGTCGTAAGTATGTAAATTTCTATGCGTTAGATCGTTCTAAGAAAATGTTCTTTGATCGTCTTCGTGAGTTGAATATCAATGTTCACATGCTCGCAGGTAATCATGATACTTACTTTAAGAACACCAATGATGTAAACTCTCCAGATCTTTTATTGAAAGAGTATTCTAACATTAATGTCATAGATGAGCCAGCAACAATTGATATTGATGGAACTAAAATTTGTATGATGCCTTGGATTTGCCCTGAAAATTATCAGGCAAGTTTAGATGAAATGAAAAACACAAAGGCAGAAATCTGTATGGGTCATTTTGAGATCGCAGGATTTGCTATGTATAGAGGAATGGAATCCCATGAAGGACTTTCTAAAGAAACTTTTGAAAAATTTGATATGGTTTTTTCTGGGCATTATCATCATCGTTCAGACGATGGTCATATTTTCTATCTGGGTAATCCTTACGAACTTACATGGCAAGATTACAACGACACCAGAGGATTTCACTTGTTCGATCTATCAGATAGAAGACTCGAATTCATCCCAAACACTTATACTATGTTTGCCAGAGTCGAATACGATGATAGAGGAAGAGACCCCACCGACCTCGATGCCTTGGATTTAAAAGACACGTATGTAAAACTAATTGTTGTGAACAAAACTGATTATTATAAATTTGACAAATTTGTTCAGAAATTGTATAGTAAGGGATGTCATGATATCAAGATCGTTGAGGATCTATCTGAATTTGAAGATGGTCAGATTGATGAAGAAATAAATCTTGAAGACACAATTTCAGTCTTAACTAATTATATTGATAGTATTGAAACAGATGTTGATAAGGAAAAGATTAAAACATTTATGCGAACACTTTATACCGAAGCAGTTAATGTAGAGGTTGTCTGATGATTGTATTTGAATCTGTCTCGTGGAGTAATTTTCTATCCACAGGTAACTCTCCAAACAAAGTTTTATTAAATAAATCACCAACAACTCTTATCATCGGTAAGAATGGTGAAGGTAAAAGCACAATCTTAGATGCATTGTGCTTTTCTCTATTTGGTAAACCATTTCGTAACATCAACAAGGGTCAGCTTGTTAATTCTATCAACGGTAAAAAATGTTTAGTTGAAATTCAATTTTCTATTGGTAAAAAGAAATATAAAATTGTTCGTGGTATTAAACCAAACATCTTTGAAATTTATCAGGATGGTGAATTGATCAATCAAGATGCTGCATCAAGAGACTATCAAAAAGTTCTTGAGCAACAGATTCTTAAACTTAATTATAAAACATTTACACAGGTAGTTATCCTTGGTAGTGCATCATTTGTTCCATTCATGCAGTTACCACCAGCACAACGCAGAGAAGTGATTGAAGACATTCTTGACATTCGTATTTTCTCTACAATGAATCAGTTGCTTAAAGAAAAGGCACAAGAGACTAAAGACGAGATTGTCAAAATTGAACATGAGATTAAAAGCGCAAAAGATAAAGTAGAGGCACAACAAAGTATTATTCAAGCTATCTCCAGCGCAAAGATTGAAAGTATCAAAGCAATCCAATCAAAGATTGATGCTAATAATGCACAGATTTCTACTACGCAAGATGAGATTAATGCTATCGTTGAAGAGATCAACACTCTCAAGGTAAGCATCAGTGATAAAGAAAAGTTATCTGAAGATATTGAAAAAGCCAAACAACTGAAGTCTAAACTAAACCAAAAAGTCGAGACTTGTGAACACGATGCAGAATTTTTTGATGATCACGATGTTTGTCCTTCATGTGCTCAGGGCATTCCACATGAACATAAACAAAAAGTTATTCATGACTTGCATATGAAAATGCAAGAGAACAATAAAAAGATTACAGATCTTGAAGATGTTCTTTCTACTCTAACTTCTAAGTTGCAAAAAATTAACAGTATTGTTGATAAGATTACAGATAAGAATATCGAACTTTCTACCAAAAACTCTACTGTAACCCTACTCAATAAACAAATTTCTCAACTTGAAGAAGAACTCAAAACAAATAAAGCAGATACTACAAACATAGATGAAGAAAAAGTTAAGCTGAAACAATTAGCCCAAGATGCTCTTGATAAAATTTCTGCTAAAACTTCTTTACAAGAATTTCGTAATCTTGAGGAAGTTGCCTCTATTTTATTAAAAGATACTGGTATTAAAACTGCAATTATCCGTGAGTATCTTCCAGTGATGAATAAGTTAATTAACAAGTATCTTAATGCAATGGATGCGTATATTCATTTCGAACTCGATGAAGCGTTTAATGAGATTGTTAAGTCTCGTTATCGCGATGAGTTTACTTATGCAAGTTTCTCTGAGGGTGAAAAGATGCGGATTGACTTGGCAATCCTTTTCACTTGGCGACAGATCGCTAAGATGAAAAACTCTGTAAATACTAATCTATTGATTCTTGATGAAATATTTGATTCTTCTCTTGACACAGCAGGAACTGACTACTTCTTGAATCTTATGAACAGTTTTGGTGATAACTGTAACATCTTTGTTATTTCTCACAAAGGAGATCAGTTGTTTGATAAGTTTAGAAGCGTTATTAAATTTGAGAAACGCAATGACTTTAGTATTATTGCATAATGTTTAATATAACTCCAATATTCCCAACACCATTGGTTTGCTCTAATATAGGTAGGGAACTCACAAAAAAAGAAATAAATTTTTGTGAGACTGCCAGAAAAGACTTTCATAAAAATAAAGGAAATGTTTATAGTCAAGATGTTTATGTTTTAGAAAACACAGAATTAAAAGAGATAAAAAAATATATTGAATCTGGTATAGATTATTATTCTGCATTTGTACTATCAGCTAAAGCTGATATAGAATTTTATATCACACAATCTTGGTTAAATTATACTGACATCGGTCAACATCACCATTTACATGCACATAGTAATGCGATAATCTCAGGTGTGTTTTATATTAATGCTGACCCTTCTGTTGACAGTATTTCATTTAAAAGAATGAGATACGAACAAATCTCTATTTTTCCACAACAATGGAATGTTTTTAATACAGGTGGTCATACTCGATCTGTTTCTTCTGGAGATTTAGTTTTATTTCCATCAAGTTTATTTCACACAGTATCCCCAACTACAAAAGACGATACAAGAATTAGTCTTGCGTTCAATGTGTTTGCAAGAGGTGAAATCGGCGAGCCGAGTCATCTCAATAGTTTAATCTTGTAAGTTGTTGTTTTTACATCAAAAAAAACGCTTGCCTTTTATTCACATTTAGTGCATAATTCATCCTACTGAATAGGAGATGATTATGCAAGAGATGTGGAAAGATTTCAGCGATTTTGAGATTGCAGAACTTGCCTTCCAATATGGTTTAGGCGATAATCTAGAACTTGCATTTAATGAACGATTCCAGCTAGTGAATCGTGCACAGGTTGAAGAAATGTTGACAGCTGTAGAAATGAATACAGCATTTGGTGAATGAGGAATATATAATGGAAATGAAAGCAACCGATCTATCTGCACGTCTGCTTGCAACTGAGAATCTATCTGTTGTTCGTGGACGTGTTCGCACTGCATCTTTTGACATCAAGTCACGTGTGTTGACTCTCCCGATGTGGAAAGAGATGACCCCTGAGATTGAAGACATGCTCATTGGTCACGAAGTTGGTCATGCTCTGTATACTGGCGAAAAGTATATGGAACCCATCAAAGAAAACCCAAAGATGATGTCATATCTCAACGTGCTTGAGGATGTGCGTATCGAAAAACTAATCAAACGCAAATATCCTGGTCTGCGCAAACGCATGAACGAAGGATATAAGCAACTCAACGATCGAGATTTCTTTGGTGTAAAATCTATCCCCAGTCTTGAGACTCTTCTTCTCATCGACAAGATCAATCTATACTTCAAAGCAGGATTTCAGTGTGGTGTTCAATTCACTCCTGATGAAAAAATGTTTGTTAATCGTGCTGAACGCACAGAGACTGTTGATGATGTGATTCAGCTTGCGCAAGAAGTTTATCTTTATTCTAAAGAGCAGGCAGAAGAGCGTAAACAACGCATGAAAGCAGAAAATCCAGGAGATGAAGAGGAAGAAGAGTTTGATGAAGACTTTGATCCAGATCTCACTGATGAATTTGACGAAGAAGATTTTGATGAGGAATCTAATACTCCTGCCAATCAAAAAACTGCAACAAAACAGAATGATGATCGCAACGAAGATGAGAATGAAGACTTAGAGTCTAAGACTGAACGTGCATTCCGTAACAAGTTAGATGATTTGGCTGATGAGTCTACTGAATATAACTACTGGAAATTCAATCCCTTTTATCCTGATAACATTGTTATTGGATACAAAAAGATTCTTTCTGATACAAAGTCATTTGAACAAGTTGTAGAACAAGAACAATCTGATCAGCGTGATTTCAGATATATGACAGAAGAAGAATATCTGGAATATAATAAAAAAGTTGCAGATGAATTTACTACATTTAAGACTGATTCAATCCGCACAGTGAATTATCTTGTCAAAGAATTCGAGATGCGCAAGTCTGCTAAACTTTACAAACGTGCACAAGTATCAAAGATTGGTTCTTTAGATATGCGTAAAGTCTATGCATATAAACTTCAAGATGACTTGTTTAAACGTGTTACAAGTATCCCACAAGGCAAAAATCATGGAATGATTATGCTAGTGGATTGGTCTGGTTCTATGCAGGATGTTATTCAAGACACGTTAAAGCAGGTTATCAATCTTGCCATGTTCTGTAATCGTGTACAGATTCCATATCGTGTTTTGGCATTCACTTCCGACTACATTGATTACTCTGATCCAGATTATTATGAAAAAAGTTTAGAAAAATCAAATGCACGTCACGCTTTCAGAAAGAGTCTTGCTGAATCTGGTGAGAAATATCTTGACACAGCTGATCATTTTAATCTCTTTGAGTTGTTTAGTAATAAGATGACTACCAGCGAATTCAACTCAATGGCAAAACGTGTTCTTGACTGGAGATTCTTTTCTAATAAAGGATATGGATTAAGTGGAACTCCATTAAACGAAGCACTGGTATGGGTATATCATAATATTGGTTCTTATATTAAAAACAACCAAATTGAGAAGATGACATTTATCACTCTTACTGATGGTGAAGGTGGCACTATTCCTTCTCTTGGTGGTGCTCGTTTAGATGAAATGCGATCTGATGTAGTTGACAATGTTTGGAAGCGTATTCGCATGAAACATTTTATTCGTGATGACCAAACACAAAAAACCTATGAGATTACACGTGATGCATCTAAACAGGCTACTGTTTTTCTTCAGATGATCAAAGATCGATATAATGTATCTGTTGTTGGTTTTCATATCTGCCGCAATCATCGTGGTGACTTGACTGGATTCTTGCGCACTGCTTTGCCTGACTTTAATGGTGATGTGTATACTACAATTGAAACATGGAGAAAAGACTTTAAAACAAATGGATTCACCTCTATCAAAAATGCTGGGCGTGATGAATTGTTCCTCATTCCTCAGTCTTCTACTAAAATTGTAGAGGGTGAGTTGGAAGTTAATGCAGATGCCAATGCCAAAGCAATTGCAAAAAACTTTGGTAAGTATCTAAATGTAAAGAAGACTAGCCGAGTCCTGCTCAATCGTTTCGTGGGGTTGGTTGCGTAAGTTGTTGTTTTTGCAAGCAAAATAATGCTTGTCTTTTATTCAACTTTATGGAATAATACATACTGTTGATTGACTTTTTATTATGGAGAATGTGATGGCAAAAGTAGATAGTAATTTTCGTGCAGAGTTTGAGCAACAACTCTTACAAATGCATCCAGATGTGGCAACTAAAGGTATTGTCAGTCGTCCTCAACTGCTTGAGGTAATGG